TAGGATGAATCAGTTACATCCAAAGAGGAGAGTAGCTTATACAGAAGATAGCTGTAGAATGAGAAATACAAGATTTTTTCAAGAAAATTAGAAAATGTTCGGTCACGTTCGCAAAAAATGGTCTAATATATAGGCTAGAGAGATACTTCATAAGATATCCTCTTCTTCGTGTAATTTATTGAATGAACTCGGGTGATCTTCGGACCCCGGGTCTTTTTTATGTTTAATTTTAGAATTTTTTTGCTGATCGGAGATAATATGATGGAAGATAGAAAAAGCCTTTTAGAAATATTCGGAGTAAAAGAAAGTTATAAACTGCCAGATAAAATATTAGAATATCTGTTATCTGATCAGGCAGCAAACAAGATAACAGAAGTAAAAAACGAAGGATATACAGAGATTCGAGATATCTTCCAGGAAGAACAAGGAGACAGAAAAAACCTTAAACAGGATTTTACACCAGATTGTATCTGTCAGATTATAGCCGAAATTATGAAAGAAGGAGACAACATTGACATGTGTTCAGGCACAGGAGCATTGAGCAAGTGGGCGAATAAGACAAGAGGAATAAAAATCAATGAATATGAGTATTCAGAAAGAACAATTCCTTTTGCATTATTGGATGCATGCGTGAATGGAATGATGGGAACGATTAGCCGGGCTGATTGCCTGAGATCAGAAGTGTTTGAAAGTTATACGCTTGAAAAACAGGAAGAAATATCGATACCGAGGCAAACATCACAGAAGAATCCGGATCAATATCAAAATGTCATTATGAATCCGCCGTATTCAATGAAGTTTCCAGATACAGATGATTATGAAATATACGGATGGAAGATCCCGAAAAGTAAAGCAGATTTTGGGTTCATATTAAGAGGTGTGCAACACCTGAAGGAAGACGGAAGACAGATTGCAGTGCTGCCGCACGGGATATTATTTAGAGGAGCACAAGAAGGAAAGATAAGAAGATGGTTAATTGAAAACCATATGATCAGCGCAGTGATCGGAGTTCCTGATAAATTGTTCTTGAATACTTCGATTCCAGTTTTTTTGCTAGTGATTGAACATAATTCAAAAGATGTGCTTTTTATAGACGCATCAAAAGAATTTATAAAGAAAGCAGCACAAAACGATATGGAAGAAAAACATATCGAAAAAGTAGTGAATACATTTTTAAACAGGAAAGAGGTTGAAAAATATTCATACATTGCAAGCTATAAAGAAATTGAAGAGAATGATTTTAACCTAAATATTCCAAGATATGTAGACTCATTTGAAGAAGAACCACTTCCGGATGTTAGACAGATTTTGAAAAATCTGAAACAAATAGATGAAGAAGAAACAAAAATAAAAGCCGATCTGTATAGCATGTTGAATGATTTGACAGGAAGTAAGGAAGATATGAAAGTTGTAGAGATGCATAAAAACATATTAAAACCAAAGAAACCAGCAAAAGAAGTAATTGGACAGTTATCATTTGAGGGATTGTTATGAATTTAAATACAAGAAAAATAAATATTTATGACATATGTAATGTAGAACGTGCAGTATCTGGGAAAGAGTATAAAGCAGGTACTTGCTTTATAAAGCTGAGTGCGGTAGATGAAAGTGTTGGACAAATTAAGGATAAAGGATTGATAGATCAAAGATATGCAGTGTTTGAACCAAAAGATAAGATCAATACTGATTATATGTTTATTGCAATTGAGAGGTGCTTTCCAAATTTCTTAAGACGATACAGGACAACAATCAATTTACAATTTGGGACATTAAAACACTTCCAAATTTATTGGCATGACAACGAGGATGTGCAGAGATATGTAGTTAATAATATGAGGATGGTTAATGATGAGATACAGCTATTAGAAGAACAGATACGATTAGAGAAAGAACAGAAAAGATGGTATCTGAAAAAGATGATGATTTAATTATGGACCTCTAGCTCAGTTGGTCAGAGCAATCGGCTCATAACCGATCGGTCCAGGGTTCGAGTCCCTGGAGGTCCATTTAAGAAACAAGAAAGAAGGTGGTAATGTGTGAACGAAGAAAAAAACTACATATTGGCAGAATCCGATTATGTGGCCGGAATGAAGTATAAAGACATTGCTGCCAAGTATGGAGTCTCGATTAATACTGTGAAATCGTGGAAGAAACGATACGCGTGGTCGAGGAATAAAAAGACGAAAAGTACACAAAAGGGGTGCACACAAAATAAAAAGGGTGCACACAAAAAAGAAGCCGTTGCAGAGGATGTAAGTCAGGTCGTGATCAACGATGGACTTACCGATCAGCAGCAGCTTTTTTGTTTGTACCAATCTAGGATGTTTAATTATACGAAAGCTTACATGAAAGCTTATCCAGGATGTACCTATGCATCTGCTGCCGTGTTAGGCAGCAGGCTTATGAAGAATCCAGTGATCAGAAAAGAGATTGAACAGCTAAAGCAGAATCACATGAACAGAGAGATGCTAAAGCAGGAAGATATCTTTCAAAAGTTCATGGATATTGCATTTGCTGATGTGACGGATTATGTATCGTTTGGGCGAGAAAATATTCAAGTCATGGGTGCTTTTGGCCCAGTAATGGTAGAAAACAAAGAAACTGGAGAAAAAGAAGTTCTCGAAAAAGAAGTCAATACTGTGAAATTCAAACAATCTGAAGAGGTTGATGGAACGTTAATTACCGAAGTGAAGCAAGGAAAAGACGGAGCGAGTATTAAGTTAGTCGATAAGATGAAAGCTTTGCAATGGCTTGCAGATCATATGGATATTGCTACAGCTGAACAGAAAGCTAAGATTGAGCAGATCAGGGCTAAGACAGCAATCATGTCCGGAACATCCGAAGAAGAGACAGAAGATGATGGATTCATCGAAGCCTTAAAAGGTGAGGTGGCGGATGTATGGGAAGAAGAATAAAGAAAGCTGTCTTTAAGTTTCGACCATTCTCCAGAAAGCAGAAGAAGATACTTACCTGGTGGCTTCCAAATTCGCCCGTACATGATCAGGATGGAATCATAGCAGACGGAGCTATCCGATCGGGGAAAACTGTTTCTATGTGTTTATCCTTTGCAATGTGGGCAATGGAGACGTTCAACGGCCAGAACTTCGGTATGTGTGGTAAGACGATCGGTTCTTTTCGGAGAAACGTACTTTTCTGGTTGAAGCTCATGCTTAAGAGTCGAGGATACCATGTTGAAGATCACAGAGCTGATAACCTGGTTATTATCCGGAGAGGTGGCAAAGAGAACTATTTCTATATTTTCGGTGGAAAAGATGAGCGATCACAGGATCTGATACAGGGTATCACACTTGCAGGAGTCTTTTTCGATGAAGTTGCCTTAATGCCAGAATCTTTCGTTAATCAGGCAACAGGACGTTGCTCAGTTGACGGTTCAAAGTATTGGTTTAACTGCAACCCAGATGGCCCGTATCACTGGTTTAAAACAAATTGGATTGATCAAGCAGAAGATAAGAAACTTGTGTATCTGCATTTTACGATGGATGACAATCTAAGCTTATCAGAACGAATCAAAGCAAGATACCGAGCAATGTACACAGGAGTGTTCTATAAGCGATATATCTTAGGATTATGGGCAGTAGCTGAAGGAATCATCTACGACATGTTCAGTAAAGAGAAGCATGTTACGGATGAGAACCAGGAAACGACATATGAAAAGCATGTAAGTGTCGATTATGGTACACAGAACGCAACAGTGTATCTGTTATGGGAAAAGAATCTGAAAGGTCATTGGATCGCAACAAAAGAGTATTACTACTCTGGAAGAGATGAAGCAGAGCAAAAGACTGATGGAGAATATGCGGACGATATGGAAGAGTTCCTGGAAGGAATACAAGTACAATCGATCATTGTCGATCCGGCAGCAGCATCATTTATTGCAGAGCTTAAGAAAAGAGGATTTACAGTCAAGAAAGCAAGGAATGACGTATTGGACGGAATCCGTTTTGTTGGAAATCTCCTGAATCTTGGAGCTTTATTGTTCTCTAAAGATTGCAAGGAAACGATCAAAGAATTTGGTTCTTACATCTGGGATGATAAAGCGATAGAACGTGGAGAGGATAAACCGGTAAAACAGCACGATCATTGTATGGATGCAGTGAGATATTTTGCTTACACGATCGTAAGACGTGAACGAAAATGGAGTTGATTAAATGATAAAAGAAATTATTGAGCGAATAAGGCAGGTGATAAGAAAAATGCTTGGAAAAGAAAATATCAGGGATGCGATCGGAGTTGATGTTGCCGTATCAGACAAGATGGCAAGAGAAATTGATCTCTGGTCGAAGATGTATAAAAATCAACCGCCGTGGAAAAGAAAAGAACTAAAACTTTGCGGATTACCTGCAGCTATTGCTGGAGAATTTGCAAGGCTTGTCACACTGGAATTAAAAACAGAGATTACAGGGAATAAGTTTCTCAATGATGAATATCAAACTGTGATTGATAATATACGAACCTATACGGAATATGCCTGTGCAAAGGGTGGACTTGCAATGAAGCCTTACGTGTCGGATGGGCATATAGAAGTGGACATGGTTCAGGCCGATCGGTTCTTTCCTGTAAAATTTAATTCCAGAGGAGAAGTTATTGCAGCAGTATTTATGGAAACTGTCACGATAGGAAAACAGGTATATACAAGACTGGAATATCATCGACACGATGAAAAGACGGCTACATACTACATCATCAACAAAGCTTTTGTAAGGCAGGACCTTGATAACGTTGAGGTGTTAGGAAAAGAAGTACCGCTTAGTGCTGTACCGGAGTGGGCCGATCTTGAAGAAACTGTCACAATCATAAATGTAAAGAAGCCGTTATTTGCATATTTCAAGATTCCGAACGCAAATAACGTTGATGATTCATCTCCGTTGGGAGTATCTGTATATTCCAGAGCGGTAGATGACATCAAAGAAGCGGATTATCAATGGACGAGGATATTATGGGAATTTGAGGGATCTGAATTAGCAATTGATGGAGACGTTAGCTTATTTAAGCGAAAAGAAAACGGAGAATTTGACCTTCCAAAAGGAAAAGAAAGACTTTTCCGAATGATGGATTTTGACGATGATAAGGAGCAGTACAAGGTATTTGCACCGCCGATCCGTGATAAGAGCCTTATCAATGGATTTAATGCGATTCTTCGTAGGGTAGAGTTTAATTCTGGATTGGCATATGGAACTCTGAGCGATCTGAACACAGTTGATAAGACTGCAGAAGAGATTAAGACAAGTAAACAACGATCATACAGCACAGTATCTGATATTCAAAAAGCTTTGCAGAAAGCATTAGAACAATTGATCTATGCAATGGATGTGATCGCACAACTTTCAAATCTAAATGGCGGTAAGAAGTATGAGGTCAGTTTTGACTGGGATGATTCCATTGTGATCGACAAGGAGCAGGAGCTACAGAGTATGCAGCAGGATGCAACAGCAGGACTGATCCGAAAAGAAATATACATTGCGGCCAAGTATGGCGTATCTGAGGAAGAAGCATTGAAAATGATGCCGGTACAGGATGATCGTTTTACCATCCAGGAAGAGTAGGTGATCACAGATGCTTGATCCGAAGTATTTGGAAAAGTTCTCCGATCAGTTACTTGGCATCATTGACACTCTGACAATAGCGATCATATCTGATATGGCAAAAAGAATCGTAAAGATGGGAAATGTATCAGAGTCAACAAAACATCAGGCTGAAGTTTTACAGAATGCAGGTCTTGTTTATAAAGATACGATCAAGCGAGTAAGTCAGGTATCTGGATATCAAAAGCATGAAGTTCAGAGAATGTATGAAGAAGCAGGTGTTAGGAACTTAAAGAACGAGGCTGTATATTACAAACAGGCAGGCAAAGAAGATATTAAGTTAAATCAGTCCAATGGAATGCAGAGAATCTTGCAAGCAAATATCAGAAAAACATGCCAGGAACTTGATAATCTCACGATGACAACCGCAGTAAGATCACAGTCAGCTTACATACAAGCTTGTAATAGAGCACAGATGAAAGTTAGTTCTGGAGCATTCAGTTATGACAAAGCAATTGCAGATGCGATCAAAGAGGCAGCAGTACAGGGAACAGAAGTCTTATATCCGTCACAGCATGTCGATAAATTAGATGTCGCAGTAAGAAGAGCTGTACTTACCGGAGTAAACCAGACTGCAGCAGAAATGAACTTGCAATACGCAAAAGATCAGAATTGTGATTATGTTGAAACAACTGCACATGAAGGAGCAAGACCGGAACATGCCGTATGGCAAGGGAAGGTCTTTTGTTTATCTGGGACTGATCCGAAGTATGAAAACTTCTATGAAGCAACAGGATATGGAACAGGGCCAGGTTTATGTGGTTGGAATTGCCGCCATAACTTCCATGCATTTTTCCCAGGAATATCGACGCCAGCATATACGCAAGAGATGTTAGATGATTATTCTGCAAAGAATGTTGAATACAATGGAAAGCAATTTACAGAGTATGAAGCGGGTCAGATGCAGAGAGGTCATGAACGACAGATCAGAGAGACAAAGAGGAAACTTGCTGGATATAATTCAGCGATCAGTGAAGCGAAAGATGATTTAAAAAATACTTTACAGAATCGGTTTAATGAAGAATCTGTGAGATTAAAGAAACAGGAAGCAGCATTAAAAGTTTTCTGCAAAGAAACAGGAAGGCGATATGAGTCTGCAAGAGTTCAGATCCATGCGGTGAAGAACAAAGCAGGAGATATCGTTGGATTCAACCGAAGTGTAGCACAGAAGGCTGTATGGCAAGATCGAAAGAATACCTTTAAGAATCAAATGTCTAAACAGTTAGAAAAACTGGCAGAAGAAGAAAAGAAGGCAATCTGGCGATATACTGGTAATGCAGCGAACCGAGTGAACAGTGCAATATATTCTGGAAAACAGCAAAGAATTGATCAGGAAAAAGGATTTATGGATCTGTTGGATTCTGCATTAAGTAAAGGTACTACAGAACATAAAATGGTAGTTCATCGTGATACGATTCCAGAATATTTAAATGCATTTCCAAAAGGTTTTCAATATTCCGAAGAGGATATAAAAAGAATGAATGGAATGACCTTAACGAATAAAGGTTATACATCTACATCTTTTCATGACATAATGTATCAGGGGAGAAATGTTCATCTTGAAATTGAGATCCCTAAAGGGTATAAAGGCTGTTTATATATAAAAGATGTCGCAACTGAAAAATACAAAAATCAAGAAGAAGTGTTGTTTAAACGAGGCTTTCAGTATAAAATAAAAAGTGTAAATAAAGAAAAGGACAGATACTATATCAAAGCGGAGGCTGTTTTATGAGTGGAATAGGATATTATTATGATGAAAATGGTGTGAAACAAGAAATGGAAATAGGTCCGAGTTTTGATGACTTTCCTGGAATGGCAAAAGTGACAAGTCCTATACCAATATGCCATGCATGCAGAAAAGCAGATTTTGATGAAAAAGGTTACGAAACTTTATGTAAAGTGTATGGTAAGATACCAAGCAAACATTTAAAAGCAAAAGATTATAATTGCCCATATTTTGATAACGAAAATAATGGGTGGTATCAGTTGATAAAAGATAAAGTAGAAAAAGCAAAGGGTGAGAACAATGGATAACTTTAAAGCAGTATATAAAATCTTATCAGCATTGGAAAAAGCAATGGATTATCCAGAATTTGATATCAACGATGTTGGATCAGAAGCATTAGGAGTTTCTGAAGAACGTTGGGCACGATATATAGAGATGATGGTTGATGTCGGATATATTAAGGGTGTAAGTATAAAACGTGATATCACAGGAGCAACAAGGATTAATGCAAGCGATGTCAGAATTACGTTAAAGGGTCTTGAGTATCTGCAGGAAAATTCAATGATGAAGAAAGTATATAATGCCGTAAAAGGAATCAAGGATATAACACCAGGTTTATAAATATGTACCATCTGATCGACGTCAGGTGGTATTTTTATACGAAATTTTAAGAAAGGAGCAGCGAAACATGAAGTCAACAGAATAGAAAGGACGGTAATCCAAATATCTCCCGGCAGCAGGGTTAAGCTGCAGAAGACACGCAGAGAGATCTGGGTGTTATTTTTATGCAAAGAAATAACATTGGTCAGCTGATCAGACCTTAAACAGTCGGTTCGTGGCGGTTGGTTACACGCCTAAAACAACCTAATACGAAAGGAGCATAGTAACATGAAAACAGATTTTTTAAAAGGTTTAAATCTTTCCCAGGAAGTGATTGATAAGATCATGGCTGAAAACGGAAAGGATATCGCAGCAGAACAGAAGAAAGCAGAGAAGATCACTCAGGAGCGAGACGGCTATAAGCTGAAAGCAGAAAGTCTTGAAACTCAGGTAAACGATGCAAATGCAGAGATTCAGAAGTTTAAAGATATGGATATTGACGGCATCAAGCAGGCAGCAGATGACTGGAAAACGAAAGCTGAGAAAGCAAAGAGTGATGCAGATGCACAGATCTCAGAAATGAAATTTGATTATGCGTTATCTGTAGCATTGACAGGAGCGAAAGCTAGAAACAGCAAAGCGGTCAAAGCGTTACTTGATATGGACGGACTGAAACTAAACGATGGAAAGATCATTGGTTTAGACGAACAGCTGTCACAGATCAAGGAAGAAAACAGCTTCTTGTTCGAGAGCGATGAACCAGCACCAACGATCGTTAAAGGAACAAATGGTGGTTCCGGCGGCATTGGTGGAAAGAAACCAAGTGAAATGACATATTCGGAACTCTGTGACTATATGGAACAGAATCCCGGAGCAGAGATTTAAATAAAGGAGTAAGAAATGGCAGGAGCAAAATTTGATTCTAAATCATTTAATCCTCAGGCATTTGGTGCTTATACAGAGAGGATTCCAAATTTAAAAAGAAACGAACTGATCAAATCAAGAGCCTTAAAAGGTAATCAGGATATTAAAAATACGTTCAGTTCTCAGACAGGAACATCATATGCAACTTTACCAATGCATGGTTTAATTGGTGGAACTGCACAGAATTATGATGGCGAGACCGATCTTACATCGGACAGCACAGATACATTCGAAAGAGGTGTTGTTGTAGTTGGACGTATGAAAGGATGGACAGAACGAGACTTTTCCGAAGACATTACAGGCGGTGTAAGCTTTATGGATAATGTTGCAGCACAGGTGAATGACTATAAAGCCGATCTTGACCAGTTGACCATTGTAAAAGAACTGGAAGGTATCTTTGCAATGACAGGAAAAGAAAACAAGACTTTCGTGGATAATCATACTTCTGATATTACAGAAGTTACTGCAACAGATAAGGATGGGAATGTTAAAAATGTTGTACAGGCAGATACTTTAAATACAGCTTTACAGAGAGCATCAGGGGATAATAAATCCAAATTCACAATTGCGATCATGCACAGTGCAGTTGCAACAAATCTTGAAAATTTGAAGCTGTTAAAATATATGACTCAGACTGATTCAAATGGTATTGAACGACAGTTAACACTTGCAACATGGAATGGCCGTTTAGTTCTGATCGATGACTCTATGCCAACGGAAGAAGTTGCTGCAGTAGAAGAAAGCGGAACAAAAGGAGAGTCTGGTTATGTTGCGGCACAGGAAGCTTATACGAAATATACAACCTTCGCATTAGGAGATGGAGCATTTGATTACGAAGACATTGGCGCAAAGGTCCCATATGAAATGTATCGTAATCCAATGAAAAATGGTGGGGAGGATACATTGTTTATGAGACAGAGAAAAGTATTTGCCCCATATGGAATTTCTTATACAAAGAAAAAACAGGCTACAAATTCGCCAACAGATGCAGAACTTGCAGATGGATCTAACTGGGAACTTGTCAACAACGGAAAAACTGGTCAAGATAAGAAAGTAATCGATCATAAAGCAATTCCAATTGCAAGAATCATTTCCAGAGGATAGGCGGTGATCCGGTATGGTGGAATATGCAAACAGGGATTTCTACGAAAATAAATTTTATGGCGAGATCATACCGGAGAAAGCTTTCCCTGGAATGATCTTAAAGGCAAGCATTTTTGTGAAATTCCTTACATTTGCCAGAGTTGATGACATGACAGAGATTCCAGAGGAAGTGAGTCTGGCCACATGCGCAGTGGCAGATGTAATGTATCAGGACAGAATGAGAAAAGATGATGCAGGAAGGGAGATTGCAAGTGAGAACAACGATGGATACAGTGTAAGTTTTGTGACGAGTCAAAGCAAAACAATAGGCACTGTGGAGCATCGTTGTCAAAAAGCAGCATATCCTTATCTTGCGCATACAGGACTCTTGTACAGGGGGGTGCGGGCCTTATGATTACAAATGCAGATCTGACGATCTATAACAAACGTGGTGTAAATAAAAAGACAGCACGGACTATTTACTTAAAAACTCAGATTAGAGGTGTTAATTTTTACACCAAACAGGTAACAAACGTTTTTGATCAGGGACTTAAATCTGCTGATCTGTATCAGATTCGCATCCCATTATCAGCTGATACACAAGGAAAACAATACATTGATGCAGATCTGTATAAGAAATTATCCGATGAAGAAGCAGTTCATTATTGGACGATCAACAATGGAGATCTATTTGGAAAAGGGTTGTTAGAAGATTTTGAGAAAGAATCGGAATTTTTAAAGCAGCAGTACACAGGAAAGGTATTATCATTTTCAGATAATCGAAGAGGTAGCTTGCAGCATTGGAAGATCGGAGGTACTTAAGATGGCAATCATAGTGAAGATAGAGTTTTCACCAAGCCAGATTTTAACCACACGAGGATTACAGACGAATGGATCAGCACAGAGATTCTTTACAGGAGAACTACGAAGAAAAATGGATCCATATGTTCCGTTTTTAAATGGTCCGTTAAAAAATACAGCAATTGAGAACGAAGATTCCGTTCAGTACATAACACCTTATGCTCAAAGACAGTATCACGAAAACAAAGGAAAAGGATTGCGTGGAAAAGAATGGGATAAGCGGTGTTGGGCAGATAACGGAGATCAGATCGTTCAGTCTGTTGCAGATTATGTAGGAGGAAAGGCTGAATGAGTGTGATCGCAAGTGTAAGAGCCTTTATTCAGGATTATCCAGGACTGCCCACATTTGATGATCTGGTGGGTGTGGAACATCTTCCGGAAGATACAAAAAGTTATGCGATTGAAGCATCTGTAACGTCTCAGCCAATTAAAAAACGATATATTAACGGCGACACAGAACGCCGTTTTAATTTTGTCTTAGCAAGCCGTGAGTACTTCGGGGCAGACGTTGCAGAGAATATCGATGTGGCGGAGTTTTACGAAGATTTCTCAGACTGGTTGGAACGATGTACGATCAATAATGATCTTCCGGAAATGGATAAAGGAAAAAGAGCAATTAAAATACAGGCACTGACAAATGGCTACGTGTTTAACGCAGATGCAACAAAAGCACAATACCAGATTCAGTGTCAGTTAATTTATTATCAAAAATTAGGAGGAATATAAAATGGCAGAAATAGCAAGCAAAACAGTAAAACAGCGTTATCAGGAAGCTTCTTACTTAAAAGTAGGAGAGAACTTCGAACTTATGGGAACTGGTTTTACAGAGTTAAATGAAGATCCAGGAGCACAGACAACAAGTAAAAAATATATCAATGATAAATCATCCACATCAAGCATTACAAGCTATGAAGGTGAGCACGGATTTACAGCCGATCAGATTCCAAGCGAAAAGGTCATTAAAGATCTAGTCAGCATTGGTAAAGAGAGAAAAACAGGAGCAGATGCAGAACGTGAATTTGTTCGTGTTGATCTGGATGAAAAAGCAGAGGGAGATACCACTGGGACAGTATTCAAAGCACGTATGTTTACCGTAGCTGCTGAAATTTCAAGTTTCTCTGATAATGACGGAGAATTACAGGTTGAGGGAACACTTCACGACAAAGGAGATCCTGTTATGGGTAAATTTGATACAAAGACAAAGACATTTACACCGGATTCAGCAACGGAGTAAACGAAAGCGAGCTTAAAATTGGAATTAAGGAGTAAGATATATGTTTATTTGGAATGAAGAGAGATTTGCATTTAATATTATGGATGCGGAGATGTTGAAGAAATTTAATGATACAAGTAAAGAAATGTGGAAAGAACTCGAAGAGTATGAAAAAAAGAATACAACTACTGGTACGATCGGGCCGGAGGGTGTTGCGTATGAATCAGAAGTGATTAGCAAATTTTTTGATAAACTGTTTGGAAATGGAGCATCAGACAAGATGTTTACTTCAAAACATGATTTATCGGAGAGAACAAAGGCGGTGAAAAAGCTTTATAAGATAAAAAATGCACAGTTATCAACACATGATAAAACGTTAAACGATATTGCTGAAATGTTAGGAGCTGAATGATCAGGAGAGAACTCCCGGTGTCTGTGGATATCGGGAGTGAAAAATATGAGATCGATGCTGACTTTCGAACGATCATGAACATAGAAGGAATTATCTTTGAAAAAGAAGTCACGGAAGATCAAAAGAACTTTGCAAAGGAAATGATGAAGGAAATTGAGATCAATGAAAAAGATGCAATCACGAACGCAAAGTATTATGATGCGTTAAAGATTTTCTATAAAGATAACATTCCAGATGATCTGGAAGAAGCAATGGAAAAGATGCTGTGGTTTTATTCGTGTGGAAAAGAAGAAATTTCGAAACAAAAGACAAAAAAGAAAGTGATCAGCTTTGAACATGATTTTGATTATATTAATGCAGGTTTTATGCAGGATTATAAGATTGATCTGTTCGAGGTTGATTTTTTGCACTGGTGGAAATTTATGTCGCTATTCAGTGCCCTTCATGATGATTGTAAGATTTGCGAGATTATCGGATATCGTGGGGCAGAGTTAAAGAATTTTGACAAAGAACAGAGAAAAAGGATAAGGGAGATGCAAAAGATCTATGCACTTCCGGATGATATAAGTAAAGAAGAGAAGAAGAGACAGGATGAGATAACACAGATACTGCTAAATGGCGGTGATCTGTCAGGAATATTGTAAAAAAAGTCAAATTCTTGCAATGTGCATAAAAAAGATGCGTAAATCGAGAATTTTGAGAAGAAAAATGCATCACAAAGGTGATGCAAAAATAGGAATTAAACTTAAAAAAGATTATGAGATTTGCACAAATGGAAAATGTCAAAAAAGAGTAAGAAATTTGACAAAAAAATAGAATGTGTTAGAGTCAAATGCAGGAGAAGACAAAGCACAGAAAACTATTGAAGTAGCCTCTGTGCAATGGTTAATCTTTTTCCTTTCTATAGCGTGGAAGATCATATAAATCCCTGGCGTAGCGACGTAATAAATCTTGACCTTCTGGATTTAAGGCATGATAGTGACGGAGTAATTTTTCTTCCTTTGTGTAGATATTTTTAACACTGAGTTTGTTAGGACTTTTTGAGCCACTGGCTAAAACCGCAGTAGTAACGTCAGAGTTGATGAAACTGGAGAGATTAGCAGCTGAAAGTAATTGACTTGCGTGATCAGATCCTAATATATCACAGATGCGACGTACATAATCCAAATTAACTGTGTTGTTATCACGTTTAATTAAAGAATACAGGGTAGTAACAGGAATATCTGCTAATTCAGCCAATTCCTTTACAGTCATATTTTCTTGGTGTAGGATATCAGATAATTCTTTTCCAAATGCCATAAAGCACCTCCTTTTATATTTATATTATAATTAAAACACGAAAAATCATATTTGTAAACACGAAAAAGAGTATTGACTATTACGAAAAATAGTGATATTATAATTACGAAAAATAGTAGAAAGGAGAATACAGATAATGAAAACTGAAGATTTAGCACATGAAAGAAGAGGACGTCCCACCAGAAATCCTAAAAACAGAAAAATTCAGTGTCGAATTGATGAGGAAACGGATAGCATACTTATAGAATATTGTCGCAAGTATGGAACGAGTGAATCAGCAGCGATACGTGAAGGGATACGCAAATTAAATGAGGAACTTTAGAAACAAAAAAAGGGAACAGCTGAATACTTTGGCCGGTACAAGCTATTCCCAGATGATAACACCAAAAAGGTATCATTATTATAATGTTACTTCATTTTGGTGCAAAAATCAATATCCAATTTATGGAAGAAAGGCAACAGAATGAATGATTTAAAAATGACAGAACAGACAATTAGTAGTTTAGAAGTCGCAGATATGGTTGAAAAGAGACATAAGAATTTATTACGAGATATCGCAAAATACACTTATGAATTGACTGAGCTCAAAATTGAGCCCAGTGAATTTTTTCGAGACAGTACATATAAAGACAAAACAGGAAGAGTATTGCAATGTTTTGATGTTACAAAGAAAGGTTGCGAGTTCATTGCTCACAAGTTAACAGGAATCAAAGGCACAGAGTTTACAGCAAAATACATCAACCGATTCCACGATATGGAAGATGTGATTCAGTATGGAATCATCCGGAAAGAAAGTGTTAAGAAAAGAGAAAAACTACCATCTGTAAATCAAATGGTTAAGAATGTAAAAAGCGCACTGCATGATGCAGGCGTAGACTCTAAGTACATAGCGGCAGAAGTTGTGCGGATTTATTCTGATAATGGATATCCAATCAATATACCTTTGATTTCAGAAATTCCTGTTTTATGGGATTGCACGAGAATTGCTAAAGAGTTAGGAATTATGTCCAATAATGGGAAACCACATGACAAGGCTGTTAGTGGAATTATTCAGAAATTGGATGTAACAGAAGATGAAATTGTAAAAACAGCGTACAGTAGAAATGGGCATGATGGTGTTACAATTCAGTATAAGGACAGCGTATTCCGAAAAATAAAAGAATGGCTAGAAACTAATGGATATCCTACCATGATTGAATATCAGTTATCCAATGGAAAGATTGACAAGTGTAAAGTTGTTTATCAGGAGGTGGCGTAGATGAATGAATTAAAAGATTTATTATCAGAGCTGCTTTGTGAAATGCAAGGGTTGAATGAGGTCGAAATCAAAGAGTTAAGAAAAGAATGGATTGATAAATTGATAGAAGTTGGAAATAAAAAGGCAATAAGGGTGGCAAATCTTGTTTGCGATATTGCGATAGAACAATTTAAGCAGGTGGCATAAATGTTATATAGAGAACGTCTGGAGACAGGCGTTCTTTTGTTGCGAGTATTTTCTTAATATTGTATAATTAAAGAAAAATATTCGGGAGGAAAAAGATATGGGAGTAGCAGATCATAATTCATCAGTGAAGATTCCTTACAGTGTAGAAGATGTTTTTGAAGCACTAAAAAAATCATCTCAGTATATATATGGGATGAAAGTAGATTCTGTAGATGAATTACTAAAAACGGTTTATTTAAAAGCTGGTATCAGTGCATTTTCGTGGGGAGAAAATGTGACAGTAACGGTTAAAGCAGCAGAAGATGGAGAAAGTATTGTAGAAGTGACGTCTGCATCTAAAACAGGAGTATTCGGAAGCGTTGTTGACATGGGAAAGAATAATAAGAATTTAAAGACTATTATGGATGAGCTGTCAATGGAGCTCAAAAAATATCCGAAGATTTCAAAAATTTCCCCAGAACCAGCAAAAGTTACATCAATTGCAGATGAGATAAGAAAATTGGCAGATTTAAAGAAAGAAGGAATATTAACAGAGGAAGAATTTAATGCGAAAAAAAAGCAATTGTTAAATTTATAAAATTGAATAATTAAAAGGAGCATCTAGGATAACCTAGGTGCTTTTATTATACCAAAATTGCCCGAGAAGGCGTAAAACTATAACGGAATGTGACTAATCCGAGAAAGTAGTCAGAAGAAGCGAACAGGCGAGAGCTTGGATCTGCAGGTTGAGCACCCAGGACGTCAAATAGCTTAGAAACTTTAAATTTTTAGTTATTTGATGAGGTGAAAACATGGCAGATGGTACAGTTACAATAGAAACCAAACTGGATAACTCCGGTGTAGAAAAAGGATTAAATGATCTTAAGAAAGAGGTTGAATCTTCGTCTAAGAGTACAGCACAGGAGATAGATAAAGCTTCTGATCAGGCACAAAAGAGTGTAGAAGAAGTTGCTAAGTCAGCAGAGAAAACTGGAAAACAAGTAGAAAAGAGCGCAAAGGATTCAGCATCGAAAGCAGGACAGGCAGCAAAGCAAGGAGCTGATACTGCAGCAAAAGGAACAGAATCCGCATCTACGAAGATGCAGCAGTCTCATAAAAAGGTAAAGGATACTGCAAAAGAAAGTGCAGATGGTGCAAAAAAGTCTTGGGAAGAATCTAATCAAAGTACAGTAGCAAGTACAGAGAGCACAACATCAAAGATGGCCGGGCTGATGAAAAAATCTGCAGCAGTAATTGGAGTTGCATCTGTGGCGGCCGCAAAAAAGACGATCGATGTAGGTAAGTCCTTTGAAGCAGGAATGAGTGAGGTCCAGGCAATCTCCGGAGCATCTGGAAAAGACCTGGAAAAGCTATCTGCAAAAGCAAAGCAGATGGGAGCTACAACGAAGTTTTCTGCTACGGAATCTGCTACAGCACTTAAGTACATGGCTATGGCAGGATGGAAAACAAATCAGATGGTTTCTGGATTGTCTGGTGTTATGAATTTAGCTGCAGCTTCCGGAGAAGACCTTGGAACAGTATCCGACATTGTAACAGATTCGATGACCGCTTTTGGATTGAAAGCAAAGGATTCTGGACATTTTGCAGACGTACTAGCGAAAGCATCGAGTAGTTCTAACACCAATGTTGCAATGATGGGAGAAACCTTTAAATATGTTGCACCATTGGCCGGATCCATGAAATATAGTATCGAAGATACAGCTACAGCAATTGGGCTGATGGCAAATGCAGGAATCAAAGGAAGCCAAGCAGGTACATCTTTGAGATCTATCATTACGCGACTTGTCAAACCTCCGAAAGATGCAGCTACAGCATTAAATGCGCTTGGTATCAGCACAACAAAAGCTGATGGATCCATGAAGCCACTTCGTGAAACGATGGCAGAATTGAGAGAAAAATTTTCTGGATTAACAGAAAGTCAGAAAGCTTCTTATGCTTCAAGTATCGCAGGACAGGAAGCAATGTCTGGTCTGTTGGCAATCGTTAATGCATCTGATTCTGATTTCAACAAATTACAAAAGGCGATTGATAATTCTTCTGGCGCAGCAAAGAAACAGGCCGATGTTATGAACAACAATCTGCAAGGAGCATTGTACGACCTCGGATCAGTAGCAGAGTCTGTTGGAATCGGCATTTATGAAGATATCAAAACGCCGCTAACAAAGGCTGTCGGTGTTGGAACAGCACAGTTAAGGGTTTTATCTAACAAATTGAAAAAAGGTGGAATAAAAGAGATTGTTCCGAAGGAAGCGATAAATACTGTTGAAAATCTTGGAAAAGTGGCTATGGTAGCCGGCAAAGGTGGAGTAAAAGTATTGGCCACTTCTACAAAACTGCTTGGAGATAACATGGGTGTAGTTATTCCACTTGCGACATCATTCATGGGTGCCTGGGCAGGAGTTAAAGTTTTCAACACTGCATCTAAAGGAGTTACAGCATTAACTACAGCTTTTAGCGCCTTAAAAACAATGGAGCAGGCAAATGCGATCACTTTAGTGGCACAGCAAGGTGGCTTGACTGCACTGCAGACAGTCGTTGGAATCTTTACAGGTAAGATTTCTCTTGCGACAGCAGCAACAGGAGCTTTTAATGCAGCATGTACAGCACTTGGCGGTCCAGTAGGTTTAGGAGTTGTTGCGGTTGGAGCATTAGCAGCAGGAGTCGCAGCATATGCTTTGACACAGAAAAAAGCGGTTACAGAAGCAGATCGATACTATTCTTCTTGTACAAAACTCAAAAAGAAACAAGAAGAGATGGCGGCATCGATCAAGAGCTTACATAAAGAAAATCAGAAAAATGTGGATTCTACACGTGCAAATGGTGTTCAGGCAGATCAGCTGTATCAGAGATTAACAAAACTGATGAATGTTGAGCATAAAAGTGCCGGGACAAAAGCACAGATCGCAAGTGTTGTTAAACAGTTAAATGAATTATTGCCAGGGCTGAATCTTGAGTATGACAAAGAAGCAGATAAGCTAAATAAGTCTACTTCTGCGATCAAGAAAAATATCGCAGCACTGAAAGAACAGGCAATGGCCAAAGCCTACCAGAATGGCATGGAAAGCGCAGCAAAAAAGTCTGCAGAAGCAGAAATTGCATATAAAGAAGCATTAGAAGATCGAGCAAAAGCACAAGAAAAAGTAAAAGCTACACAAAAAGAATTTGATAAGCGAAAAAGCGAAGTTGGGTTAGGTAGTGGAGATAAGAAACTTGAAAAATTAGGAGAAGACCTAATAACATATAAAAAAGCTCTACAAGAAGCCGATGGGGCAGTAAAGAAAAGTAGTAAGAATCTAAACGATGCACATAAAGAATTGGATACTTACACAGATAAATATACTGCGCAGGCAAATTATACTGCATATTTGAAATCCTTAGACGACCTGTCTAAGCAAGCCAAGATCAAGGCAAGTGATATTCCGAAATCTGTTGAGGACGGAATCAAACAGGGTGTTTATGCAAATCCAACATCCGGAAAAGAATTAAAGAGCTTGATCAAATTAGACAATCTGGTTAATTCAGACCAGTTGGCCAAGATGCAAGAACAGGGAATGAAGATCCCACAGTATTTGGCACAAGGTATTTCTGATGGGTCTGTTTCATTTAAAACCGCAGCAACACAGCTTGGAAATGCAATTAACTGGGAAGATTTAATTCAGCAAGTAAAAGATAAAGGAAAAGAAGTTCCGGACAGTATTGCACAGGGAATTAGTTCCGGACAGTATGCTGTTCCAACCTCTATAAAAGCTGTTAAGAATCTTATTACGTTTGAAGATCTGAAAGCCGAGGCATTACAAGGTGGAATTGAAGTACCAGATTATTTGGCAAATGGTATCACATCTGGGAGTATGAAACCTGAAGAAGCAGTTAAGGCACTGAGTAATTTGGTATCTTTCCAGGATATGATAGATAAGGCAGGAATTGAAGGATCAAAAGTCCCAACAGAATTAGCAACCAGAGTTGCGCAAGGACAAATATCTGTTCAAGCTGCAGTAAAACAATTGACAGATGGAGTCAAAAAGGATTTTGATAAAGCAGAAAAGGATACAAGTAAGTCAAAGAAAAACATAGAAAGTAATACAACGTTAAAGACTGCTAATAATTCTGGTGCCGCAAAATCATTTAATGTTGTAGGAAATGCAGCTAAAAAGAATGCAAATACTGTTAAAAAGAGCAAAGCAGATACAGAGAAGAACTCTAAGATAAATCCGACTGATAACTCAAAAAGTGGGAAAAAGACATTTGAATCTTATTCGAAAGAAGCGCAAAAAGCATCTTCAAAAACAAAAACAAGTGTAAAAACGCTGAAAAGCACAGCTACAAAAACTCTAGCTGCAAATGATGGTGCTGCTAAAAAGGCAGGAGCAAAACTTGGAAATGATTTTGCAAAAGGAATTACATCAAAATCTGGAGCTGCAAAAAGTGCCGGTTCAAAAGTAGCCAAAGCAGGTTCTTCTGGAGCAAGTAGTCAAAAATCATCCTTCGTGTCTGTTGGTAGCAATTTATCTGCAGGAATTGCATCTGGTATCAGATCAAATTCCGGTGCTGTATCAGCAGCCGCAAGAGAAGCAGTAAGAGCAGCAGTTGCAGCCGCAAAATCAGAAGGTAAGATTCATTCACCATCCCGTGTCATGGAAAGTGACGTAGGAAAATGGATGCCGTTAGGAATGGCAGCAGGTATCAGAAAGCATACGAAAGACGTGGAAGATGCTTCTGGAGAGATGGCGAATGCATCCGTAGAAGCCACAGCCACAGCCTTAGGAATCCATTCACCATCTCGTGTATATAAAGATGCGATTGGTAAGAATATTCCAAAAGGTGTAGCAAAGGGTGTCAGAGAAGGACAGACAGAACTCAATGCAGAAATGAAGCTATCTGTAAATGAAGCGTTATCTGCAGCTAAGAGTGCTTCCAAGAAAGGGAATTATTCCGATATTGGAAACAACCTTGTTTCTGGAATATCCGAAGCACTCAACACAGCAAAGTCAAGATCATCAGAAACTGTACAAGAAATCATTGATCAGCAGACAAGTAAAGTTTCTTCGAAGCACGATACAGCAGAGAAAAATCTCCAAGATAAGATCAGTAAGACAAAAAATAAAAAGGAAAAAGCAAAATTAAAAAAACAGCTGAAAAAGTTAAAGAAGCAGAATGCTGCAGAAGAAAAGCAATTAAAAATTGCGGGAGAAAAAACGGCAGCAGCATACAATGATGCATTTGAGAAAGAAGCTGATCGATTAAATAAGATTGCACAGGAAAAGTTACAGGATCTGTCAGATGAATACCAGGAAGCGTATAACAACATCAAGAGCAAGATGGACAGTTTAACTGATAAACAGCAATCTTGGGGAAATATCTATAACCTTGATCAGAATATCATGGATATTGAAAAGTATCAGAAGAACTTGAAGTTGCTAGAAAACAAGATTCCTGAGTCTATGATGGAAAAGATTCTCGGAATGGATATTGATGCAGGAAATGCTTATATGGCATGGTTTCAGCATATGTCAGAAGCTGAACAGCAGGCTTACATTAATAAGTGGAATCAGCAACAGAGCATGTCCAAAACATTTTCTGAAAACTTCTTTGGAGATGATCTTGCAAAACTTCAAGCAAATTATGAATCTGAAATGAAAACAGTCACAGATGATCTGCAGAAAGAGATGAAACAGGCAGGAGTTAATATTGCAAAGGGATTAACTGCAGGTATGGAAAGCGAAACCAGAAACCTCAGCAAATCCATGAAGAAAATCTGCCAGAATATTATTAAGACAGCCAAAAAGACACTTAAGATTCATTCTCCATCTCGAGAATTTGCAAAGATTGGTTCCCGTGATATTCAGGGAGCAATCAAAGGACATGAAAAAGAAGCTCCAAATCTGTATAAACAAATGGGAACGATTTCTCAGAACATGGCACAGAAATTTGCGAAAGCGAAGTTGAACGTTCAAGATATTCAGTCAAGGATGCAGGATGCGATTAACCTGCAGATGCAGACGATCACAACAAGGATGCAGCCAGTTGTGCAAACGGATTCAGCTAATGGATCAGAGTCAATAGTTTATACCGGTCCAGAGCGAATAGAAGTGCCACTGATTATAGATGGTCGAGAGGTTACAAGAGTAATCGCCCCTTACATGGATACAGAATTAAGTACAAGAGCAACACGAAAATCAAGAGGAGGTGTATAGTATGCCAGGAACATTAGGAGTCACGATCGGAGAAAAACATACCTTAAAGGATTGGAATCTTGGGTGGACTGCGATCACTCTTGGTTTTCCGGAACCAAAAACATATGAACTGGATATTCAAGGAGCAGATGGAACACTAGATATCACTGAAGCGGTTACTGGCGGAGATGTAAAGTACAAGAATCGTAGTCTTTCCTTAGAATTTGAAACTCCAGACGAAGACTTTTTTGAATGGGGATCTATTGTATCGGACATTGCAAATTACCTGGTTGGTAAGAAAATGAAGATCTTACTCGATACTGATCCATCTTTTTATTACATTGGCCGACTTACGATTGATGTCGAAAAGACAGATCGTATAAATGGAAAGCTTGTAATGTCCGGAGAAGTTGATCCATATAAGTATGAAGTTGCTTCGTCTCTGGAAGATTGGTTATGGGATGATTTTAATTTTGAAACTGATATTATCCGTGAATATGGAGGCATCAAAGTTTCTGGAAAATACGAGCTAAATATTTATGGAAGAAGAAAGAGAGTGATTCCTGTGATCGAATGTGATACACCGATGCAGGTTACATATAACGGGGCCACTTATGATCTTCCAAAGGGCAAAAGTAAAGTGTTCGATATCTGGTTATCAGAAGGGGATAACCTTTTAACGTTTACAGGAAATGGGACAGTATCTGTCGATTATCGAGGAGGTAGTTTATAAATGTATAAGATACTATGTGACGGGAAAACACTGCACGATGTCCGCGATCCGCATTATATGGTGCTTAGCCCTAAGATATCATTAGAGCTAAATAAAACAGGAAATCTTGATTTTGGGATGTTACAAACGCATCCTCACGTTAACGATATCAATAAGTTAAAATCTCGAATCGATGTTTATGAAGATGATGAGCTGTTATTTTCCGGAAGAAGTTTAACGGATGAAAAAGATTTTCAAAACACAGGGCAGATTTCCTGTGAAGGGGAGCTTGCTTTTTTGTTAGATTCAGTACAACGTGCGCATAATTACGGAACCGAAACAACAGAAGCTGGGACAGCCGATACCAATATAGAGGTTTTTAAAAGACTGATTCAAGAGCATAATTCGCAGGTAGAAGAAGAAAAACGATTTGAAATCGGCGTGATCAATATTGAAAGTGTTACGATCTCAAGTTTATCGACAAATTATGAGAAGACCTGGGATTTTATTAATTCCAATTTCTTAGGGAAATACGAAGGGTATCTTCGTGTTCGGCATGATGGAAACATACGGTATCTTGATTATGTAAAGCAGTATGGAAATGTAAGTAATCAGGTGATTCGTTTCGGAGAAAATCTTCTCGATCTGAAGAAATACTCTAAGGCAGAAGACATTAAAACAGCGATTATCCCAGTTGGAAAAGATAACGTGACAATCACAACAGCAAATGGTCATAACGGAACGGATTATGTATATAGCCAGGATGCCGTAGATCTATATGGATGGATCTATGACAAGGTTGATTTCTCTGAGGTATATGATCCAGACAAACTACTGGAAGAAGCAAATAAATATCTGCAGAAGTGCATCAACTTAGCAATCACGATTGAACTTACAGCTGTTGATCTGCATATGATCGACGTTGATATTAACGCAATCAGACTTGGAGATCTTGTTCCTTGCATATCTACACAGCATGGAATCATGAGTACGTTTGGAAATCCAGACACTTATTATCTTGTAAGTAAATATGAATTGGATTTAGAGAACCCAGCAAACAATAAGATTACACTAGGAAGAACAATCAGTACATTGACAGACAAACAAGTGCAATCGTCACAAAATTTAGAAACAAAAATAAATGAAGTTCGTACAGAAATGTACAACATATCAGGGAACGATATGGAACCTATCACAAACGAAACACTAGAAGGATTATTAAATTAAAATAGGAGAAAAAATGGCAGATAAAAATTATTTAAATTCTGATGGGGTATTATATCTGTGGCAGAAGATTAAAGCAAAGATTACGGATGCAGTCAAAAACAAAGTTGATAAAGTCAATGGAAAAGGTTTATCTACGAATGACTACACGACAGCAGAGAAAACAAAACTTGCAGGGATCGTGGATGGTGCAAATAAATATGTCCATCCTACATCTTCTGGTAACAAGCATATTCCAAGTGGTGGAAGTTCTGGACAGATTCTAAGATGGGGAGCAGATGGTACAGCTGTTTGGGGCTCTGATAATAATACAACTTATGCAGATGCTACTCAGTCAACACACGGACTTATGAGCACGATAGATAAGAAGAAACTAGATGCATATCCAACGTATTCATCTATCCAGAGTACATATGCTACAAAATCAGAAATCACAAACATGTACAAGTATTGCGGTTCTGCCGCATCTGCAGACAAATTGCCGACAACAGGACAACGTGTTGGCGATGTTTATAACATCGAAACTGCTAGTACATACGGCGGTGCTGGTATGAATGTAGCATGGAATGGCAGTGCATGGGATCCATTAGGCGAAATTTTTAGTATATCAACGATCGCAAATACCTGGATGGATACAAATCTTACATAAAGGCAGGTGCTTGATATGGCAAATTACTTAGATGAAACAGGATTGTTAAAACTTTGGAGTAAGATTAAATCTTACGCAGCAAAGCAGATAGATATGAATAAAGCAATCGTAAACATATCCGCTAGTGGTACAACATTAACTGTCACAAAAGCAGATGGAACAACAAAATATGTAACAGCGGAATTAGTAAAAGGGCAGATGATTTATTGCTGCAGTAACAGCGAAGATCAGATTTATTGCTGTTAAATGGAAGGAGATAAAAATGGCATACACAAAGAAAACATGGGTAAAAGGAAGCACACCGCTTAGTGCGGAAAATTTTAATCATATGGAACAAGGGATTGCTGATGCACACACAGAAATTACGCAGCTAAATTCTGA